CCAAAACAGTCTCCTGAACAACCAACAGATAAAAATGATCAACTTGACAGGATTGAGAAAAAACTCAAACAACAGTCACAGGCAAAGAAATCACAGGATTTTTCAGTTAAAAGGGCTGTCGGCGCCGGAGCAAAAGCCGCCGATAAAGCACTAGACAAGTAAGGCTTCAGTATGAGGTTACTTGAAGTTACAAATAAAAGACTAGATACACTTAACGAAAGTGGCAGTATGTCAGGAGTGGGTGCAATTCACATCGATGAAATAGAACCTACATTGGACTACTTAGAAAAGTCTTTGGGCTTGGAACTTAAAAATAACGTATTAGGCTCAGTGGGCAAAAAAGAATTCTCTGGCGATATAGATGTTGCTATAGATGTTGAACCAGAAGCAATGCCTGAACTACTAGACAAATTAAAAACAAACCCAGACATTATAGATATTGCTAAAAGTAGTGTTATAATGACCAAAGTTCAAATAAAGAATTTTGATGCAAACAAAACCACTGACAGAGCAAGAACAGGATATGTGCAATTAGACTTTATGCCAGGTAATCCAGGTTGGATGAAAACGTATTATCATTCTCCTGCAGACGGTGAAAGTCAATACAAAGGTGTTTACAGAAACATAATGTTAGCAGTAATATCAGCATTATACAATAGAAAAGATTCAGAAGAAAAAACAGAAGATGGTAGAAGTTTAGAATCTGAACAGTACTTATTTTCGCCAACAAAAGGATTAGTTAGGGTAAGAAGAAATCCTGTTCCTAAAAAGAATGGCGATGGCTACACAAAACAAAACACCAATGTTATAATAGATGGTCCTTGGTTAACACCAGAAGAGATGGTTAAAGTGTTAGGACTAGACAGCAAAGAAGATTTAAACAGTTATGAAAGTTTAAAAAGTGCTATAGAAAAAAATTATCCAGCAGAACTCACAAAGAAAATTTTAGACAGTTTTGTAGACAACAAGCAAATACAAGACATGGGTGTTCCTAAAGATTTACAAATGTCGGAAGACATATTAAGATACATGAGAAAATTATCATGAGATTTAGAGAGATAAAAATACTTATGGAAGCCGCAAGAATACAACATGCGGAAGACATTATATTTTGGGAAGGCTCTAAAGGTGCTATGAGAGTTGTAAACAGTCTCAAGAGTTTAGAAAAAGACGGACACAAAGACGTAACTATTAAGTGGGACGGTTCTCCTGCTGTAATATTTGGTAGAATGCCAGACGGACAATTTGTATTCACAGACAAAAGCGGTTGGAGTGCAAAAGGCTATAACGGTAAAACAACTTCTGCAGAAGAAGTTAGAAATATGTTTTTATCACGTAGTGGAGGAGCAAGAAGAGAAGATCCTGCACAAATTGAATTTGCAGATACAATGGCAGACTTATTTAATCAGTTTGAATTAATTGTTCCTAACAACTACAGTGGATTTTTTAAAGGTGATCTATTATATAGCCAAACACCACAAGTAGTTAATAATAACTTTGTATTTAAACCAAACATTGTAGAGTATGCAGTAGATGTACAATCAGAATTAGGACAAAAAATTAGACAAAGTAATGCAGGTATAGTAATTCATAGAATGATAGATGAACAAGGTAATGAAACACCTTTACAAGACTATGACATATTTACAGGTGAAAATGTATTAGTTGTACCACCTATAAGTGTCGAAAGTCCAGCACAAAAGATTAGTCCTGCACTAAATAAACTAGAAGCAATGGTACAAGAGAATGCTCCTTTAATTGATGAGCTACTAAGTGATACAGAATTAACTATTTTAAGAATGAAAGATTTCCCACAAATAATGTACAGATATATTAATTCTAAAGTTGATACAGGTTTAGAAGATTTGGGTGTAGACTTTATAGATTGGTTACAAACAACAAATGTTAGTGATGTAAAAAAACAACGTATATCGGATTATATACAAAAGCATGGCAGAGCCTATGCGGCAATGTGGAAAACAGTTTCTGCAATCATGCAAGTAAAAGATAAAGTTATATCACAGTTTGAAAACCAAGGTGGCGATATACAACAAAACATTCCTGGACATACCACAAACAGTGGCGAAGGATATGTACTAGCACACCCAGAAGGTGATATTAAATTAGTGCCAAGAGCAACATTTAGTGCGGCAAATAGGGCGGTAGCAAGATAATGGATTTAAAATTAATAAATCAAGAAATATCAGAAGCAAGACTATATAGATATTCTAGAAGTTTTGGTGCCTTCACAGGTAGACAAATTGCTGACTTGCTGTTTTTAAATACATTAGCATTACAAATATTATACTTAGAAGATAAAACAGTTAAAAGAGCAAAAGATTATGCACAGGCAACTGTGGCATACGGCAATTTTTCATTGTTTAGAACAGCGGCATCAGATTTATATTTGTTAGCATACGCAACACTACACCCAGATAATCAAAACATGACTTTTGCAAAACATTCTGAAAGTAAAAGATTTTTAAAAGGTTTACAATTTGAACAAGGCATGTATATAAGGTATTTACGCATGGTTTCTCAAGATAGAGTAGGTAAAGATTATGCTAATGTTTACTTCTACAGATTAGAAAACCAACTTAAAATAAGAGATTCCCGTTATAAAAGATGGCGAAGATTGATAAGTACATATAGAAGTTTAAAATTTGCACAGAGAAATGCCATATATGCACAACTTCTTTTTGAAATGAAAAGAATAGGTGGTGGAGCAGGCAGAGGCAGTGAATTAGTTCCTGCATTAGAACCATTTCTCAAGAAAAGAGGGTATCAAGATCTTGAGAGAAAAGCCAACAAAGCGGCGGCAGATGCTCAAAAAACATCTTTTGCTAAAAGAGCCGCTGGTACAGTAGCAGGTGCTATAGCAGGTAAATATGCAGTAGATAAGTTTGCAAAAGCAAAACCTTCTACACAGAAAAAAATAGGTACAGGTATAGGAGCAATAGCAGGTTACTGGGCAAGTGGAAGAAAGAGACAAAAATGAAAATATATGAGATTGTAGAAGCACCAGAGTTAGATAAAGCAGAACCAGATTCTAATGTGAATCCTGCGCCTCAGGGCGAACGTGGCAGAGATAGATTCGGCGGCGAAAAATCATGGAATAGAGATGACTTGAATCAGGTAAGACAAGCATACGCAAGAAATCCAGAACTATTAAATTTAATACAAATTGCTTTACAGATGCCTCATATTAAAACAATGCAACAAGCAGTTGATTATGCTAACACAGAACTTGCTTTAAGAACTAAAAAAGGAACAATAGGTGATAGAGATCCAGTTCCTATGAGAACACCTAAAAAGACTGCATATAAAGGACCTGAAGGCGGAGTTGCTCAAACAGAACCTGCTAGAAATAGATTAGATAGATTCGCTGGGTACACTAAAGACTTAC